ATGACATAACACCATTTACATCTGTCTTTAAGAAGTAATTTGCAGTAGGTGTTGCTGGAAGTGTGTAGGTAGTATTTGATGCTGAAGTATCTGGTGCTTTCAGTGAGACACTACCGCCGCCACCAGCTCCAGTTTTTGCGTGTAGTTTTACTGATTGCCCAGTAGTTGAATTTTCTTTAACCCAGTAGCGAGCAGAACCAAGAAATTTATTATTATTGGTTGTGCCGTCAAGTCCCAAATAAAAATTATATTCATCATTGACAAATGCTGGTTCACCTGCAGCTAATGCTGGGAGGTTTGCTTGCGTACCTCTTTTAAACTTAATCGTTGGTGCCGCCATTTAATGATTCCTATCTATACGATTTCTTTTACTATTTATGAATTAGAATACTTAAAATCCACCACCATCAACATCAATGAGATTATCAAGCTCGACATCCAATTCATCAATAAAGGATTGTGGTAATCCAGGAGATACTGGTTCTGTTGCAGCAGTAGCAAGGACAACATCTGGATTGACAAATTTATATTTTTTCAAAGCAGCATCATAAACCATAACATAATTATTTGTAGTATTTCCTACTTTATCCAAAGCAGAGGAATCTACATTTCCTAAATCTTCTAGTGACTGTGCCAAGAGTTGTGTAGTAGATAAACGGAGATTTGTTGCTGAAGTTAATTGAGCAGTAATGTTATTACCATATGCCATTTTTACGCGATACTCTGACATTAAGTAACTCCTGGTGATACAGTTACGATTCCTTCTGCTACTCTAGTTTTTACACCACCGCCAGATGTAATCACTAAATCATAAACATAACGTCCAGGTTTTAGAATTTTTGTGGCGAAATTACTCATAGACAATTTCAGTTTTCCATCAGCTCTATCGATAAAAGAAATGCCAAAATTATTATATGATGAAGAAGTATAAGTTTTTCTAATCTTTGCTTCTGCGGTATACCCAGTCAAATTCAACGGAAGATTATTAGCAGATGTCACAGTGAATTGTGCTTCAAAATCTGCTCCTTGCTCAACAACTAAATTTACAGGTATGGCTGCCATTACTACCTACAAAAAACCCTTCGTATAGTATTTATACGAAGGGTTAAAAATCATTCTTCAGTTGTAGTTTCTTCTTCAGATAACTCTCCTAAATCTTGCGATTCGGATTTTTCAAGTAATTCTAGAGTTTCTAAACCACCCTGAAGTTTTAGTTTATATTCTTGAGCTTTTGTCAATTCTGCTTGAATTTGACCAATCTTTTCATCAATTTCTTTGAGTTGATTGTGAAAATTTTCTTTCAGTCCAGACGTGTCCATAAATCCTTAATAACAACACAGTATATTTATTATAGCATACTTGTCAACTGGTCACGTAATTTTTTTGAATAATTAATCTGTTTAAATAATCATCTCCATCAAATGCTGGAGTATATCGAAGTCTTACTTGACCTGATTGAATATCCGCACTGAAAGATCCTAAAAGGCGATTATTATAAAGAGTTGAATATTCAGATAAGTAAACATCTGTGCCATCTTGCAATAATAATATCTCAGTTGAGTGAATATAATTATTAACAGTATTTTTCATTTGAATTACATATTTTACTGTGTTAACAGCAGATGCGCCAAACTGATCAATAGTAATAGTTGCTGAGCTAGTGGAATCAATTACTTCCAGATTGTCAGGTATCTTGACAATCTTAATTACGCCAAAGTTAGTGGAATCAATACCTGACTGATAATATAAGAAAGATGGGGCATTTTGTGGTACTGTAAATCTAACAATTGTGTTGGATACATTGCCATTTCCTAAGACACCTGTAGTATATAAATTTGCTCCAATAGCACCTGGGGAAGTTACAATATTAAAGGGATGTCCTGTAACAGTTCCTAATTTAAATACATATTCTTTGCCAGGTACTAGTTGTAAATCTGGCAATACACCTAAATCTTGAGAAATATTTTCATCAACAAAAGAATACTTATTATTAACTACGGAAACTTGAAAAGTTGGAACACCAGCAACACCGATTCCAATTTCAATTTCTTCTGGGTTTGCTGCTAATGCACCATTATTTCCCAAAAGAGTCTTTGGTCTGATATTTTGAATTTTGCCAAGAGTAATTCCCTTGTCTCTTATAGAAACTACGCTCTGTGTGTTAATATCAAAGGTGTCATATCTGAATCTAGATACACCCAAACTACTAGATCCACTATTTTGTCCAGATGAATAAGCAGCTGCAGATACATCTAATTCCAAATAACCGCTATCATAAATTTCACCTAGAGTTGCAGTGCCAGTGCTTAAGAAACTTCCTGGGTTGGTAGTTTTATCTACAGTGAACGTATCAGTGTCAACAACTGTGACTTGATAAGTACCGTTATAGGTATCAGGATTTACGGATTCAATCTCCACATAATTGTCATTATTAAATAAATGTGGAGTTGTTGTATTGAAAGTAATTTTATTTGTAGAAGCACTCCAAGAAGCAGATGCAATATTTACAGGGTTGCTAATTTTCTTGAGTATTTCTCTCGTGCCACCTACTGTTATTGCTGAGTTAACAGGTGGTAAAATACCTTTCACTACAGGAGTATACTTACTAATACCGTTTAGATAAGTATCATCATTTGGAATTCCTGTACCCAGTCTATTTGGAGAAACAATTCCAGATACAATTGCTGCAGCATCAATCTGATTTAATGATAATAACTCCCAGTTATCCGTATCTGTAGCAGGTAATTGACTTAATATCCAAGTTTGTAAAACAGTATTTGAATCTCCATCTTCCTCATTCTTCTGGATAACAATATCCCCAGGCTTAACTGGATTGCCAATAAATGATAAAAGTGCTCCAGAAGTTAATGCTGGTAAAGATTGGTCTACAGTAATAGTGTTAGTCGAGATGTCAATACCACCAATAGTAATTCTAGTATTTGCTGGAATATCTTGTCCTGTAACAAGTAGTCCATCAAATAGTCCAGAAACATTATTTAAAGTAATTGTTGAAGTTGTATTACTAATAATAGACTTATTAGATACTGGAATATATTCTTGTAATCTATCTAACTCATCCTCAACAGTATATACAACGAACTGTTGAGATTGAGGTAGTTGCGATACATTAATTTTTCCTGTTGCATCTAATTGTACAATCAAACCAGGAATACTAGCCGTGCCTTTGTTTAATCCTACAAAGTTTCCTAATACTGAAGATTTATTAATATACTCTCTTACTGCTTTTTGGGTAGGTAATACAGTGTGCTCAGCACCAACAGACCCACCCAAAGTATCATCTGGGGAAAATTTGAATATAGGTACACCAGGAGATCCTTTTAACTGCAACGAATCTAATATACCTAGAGCAACTGAACCATTGAATGTTACTTTACCGCTACGTAAGTTTACGTTGAAAAATGGACCTACGCTAAAGTTTCCACTTTGGTCTGTAGCACTAACATAACACTTACCAGAATTTACTTCGACACTCTGCGCTGCTGAAACTGTTACACCACCGTTTTGTGGAAAAGCAGTGTAATTAATACCAGATCCAACATATTCAAATGTATGACCAGAGCTATTGACAGTTGATGGCGAATACAGACGTATCGCCGCATTATTGGCAATAGCAGCAACTTGTTGATTAGTTAATGGGAAATTGGTAGTGAAAATAGCATTATTTGAATTATAATCAATTACTTCACCGACTACATGCTCATTTCCATTCAAGTCTAAACCCAAACCAGGCACTTTAATAATGAAGTTTGATATAGGTGGGGCTTGGAATCCAGATACAACAAATTGCGTGAATACAGAACCAGTTGCAATCGTTATTGATCCTGTAGAAGATCCTGGACTGTTTACATAATCCGAATCCCAGGGAATGTCTAGTAATACAGAAATTTTATTATTTTGGAAATCTACTGTATCTACTACTATTCCACTGCCATTAATTGTAGGAGTTGAAATATGGTCAATAATAGTTACCGCTTGTCCTCTTTCAAACTTTGAAATATCGACAATAGAAACTTCGATAGTTGCTCTTACTTTAGTGCCACCAGCAGCAGATGAAAAAACAGTGCCGATGATATCACTTGGTAACTGGTTAATATCTGTTTTTGTGACATTAGTTACAGATGAAACTTGACCACCCGAGAATATAGGGAGAACTTTATTGGAATAACCAACTGCTTTTAAACCTTCATTACCAAAGTTTGTTGCTGAGTTTGTAATTGAAGCATAACCACCAGACTCACAAAGAACACCAACCAATTCAAAAACTTGGAAAACTGATACCAATTGTGTATAGGCATCATTCTTCATGTGGAATCCAATTGACCCAAATACAACTTGTGTAAATGCGTCAACAACCATCGACTCTAATGGGCTGTTGCCTTCTAATTGATTACCATCTGCTAGTAATCCACCAGCTCTAGTTTTATCTGCATCATACTGAAGAGTCAGTGGATTAAATACTGCTCTACCTAATTTTGAAATACATGAGCAGTTTTGTGTATATGGTGATAAGAAGATTCTTTCTTTTGGTGGAATAATTTTATATAAAGCCGATAATTTACCTTGTCCCGTCGGAACTGCTTCTGATAAAGTTAACTGGTCGTCAGAATCGACAGATAAAACAGTATACTCGTTACCAGATATATTAATTCTCCATCCTGGTTGGATTTCTAGAGTGAAACGTGTGGAAATGTTACCATTAACTACTGGACTGTTTTGTAGTAAATTTACTCTTCCTTTTCCTACTATTCCTGACTGTTCTGGATAAGCAACTGCGTATCTCCAAGTAAATGCACTTTGCGATACTACTGCTCCTGTTATATGCTTAGAAGCAGTCGTTGGCTCATCAGTAATAGGATCTGATTGTCCTCTTGCAACTAAGAATTGTCCAGTCGATTCATTAAAACTAACAATCTTCATCCACTCTTGGTCTACAAGGATATACCCAGGACCAGCAGCGTATTGTGGCACATCTTCACCTTGAATAATATCAATTACGATGGCAACTAAAGAATCAATACTATCTTGGACTTTACTACATTCTGGATATCCAGAAACATCTAAGGTTACATCATCATAACCAGCTTCAGTAAAACCAGCTGGCACAGTTAATATTTTTTGTTTGGCGTGATATGCTGCTCTTTCAAATGAATAAATTAATTCTACTTCTTCACCTACAACAGCTGCGATTAAATCTCCATTCCCATCTTTATATGCTAATCCATTCTTAATCGATTTCACATTTCCGCCACTTCTCAAATCTGCAACTATGCCATCTACGATAAATCCAATATCTCTTCTACACGTCACTTCATCATAATCTGGATTAGTGAGTAAATCTGGAAATTCTGCAACTAAATCGTCAATAGATAAATCAATAATATCATCTTTTTGATATTCAATTAAATTAGCGCCATCTAAGTAAATATCATCTACCCTGCTTAAAGTGTGCCCTGGAAGGACACGGAACGAAGTATCAACAGCAGATAGAGTACGATTATCGGAAATCTCTGTTTCTAAAAATCCTTTTCCTCCGAGGAAATTATCCTCAAAAACCATATAGTTAATATAACAACCAGATGTAACCCAAAAAATATCTCTTCCTTCATTTTTGGGAATTACAATCGTTTCGCGTAAGTTATCACCTACAATAGAAGTTCCCTTTGGTAGATAAATTGGATTATCTTCGTAATACGTGCCAGTAGAAACTCTAATGGTAGTGTTACCATCTAATGATGCTGCAGCAACAGCAGCTGCTTTAATAGTTTTGAATGCTTTTGATGGACTGGCGCCAGATTTTGTATCACTTCCATCTGGTTTTACATACAAAACGTTTACATAATCAGCATCACCCAAAGAAGTTGGAAGACCCCATCCCTGAGCAGTTTTTGGACCATATAATTCTTTTGTAGTGCTATTGAAATAGTAATCGTTTAATTTTCCTTGATTACTTAATGGTGCAACTACACCCGATAAAATTTGCTCTGATATCGAAATAGTAGTAGATGGCCAAGACCCACTAGTTTTTGGTCCATACAACTCCTTAGTAACAGTATCTAAATAAAAATCACCATTTGCTCCATCTGCAGATGTTGGTGGCAAAGTGCCACTAAGCAAAGAACCGCCATCATCACCAGCAATAGAGATTTGATTGATAGCAGCTACTAAATTAGGAAGACCACTAGCAAGTTGGCTAATGTCACCTACATCCGTTGCAAGAGAATTAATCTCTTGTCTTTGCTGTTCAAAGGTATAACTTTTGGGTACGTTTCTAAGTGCCATTACTTACCAGCTATTTCTCGTAAAAGATTTTTTATTTCTGACAATTCACCCTTTAAAATTTCTACATCACTTTGGAGATTTTTAATAATATCTCCAGCGGATTTAGATTTTCTGGTGTTTTCAAGTAAACTTTTATCTGTATTTATTATAGCACCAGACACGTTATCACGATATAAATTATCATGACCATATACTTTAGAATAATTCATCAATATGCAGCTACAATTCTAGCATCTTGAATTTTGGGGACATAGCAAGGATTTGATGCCTTCATTACAATTTTTACAGCAAAAGAAGAAAATTCACTAAGATTTGCAACACTATACTTATGCTCTTTGTATGAAGATTGTGATTCAAATAATCCAGAAATAGCAGCGTCATTCGTTGGCACTACTTCAATATCTGGCAATCCATTTTCATTAAATGCAATCCATTCAATATCATCAAAAATATTTTGGGAATTTACAGGTTTTACTTTATAATAAACCTCAACATCATTTGCTTCTGCCATATTGGCAGTTAATCTAACTTCAATCGTTGTGGCAGAATTTGCTAATGTAATTTCCTTTGTTACATATTTTGATAAAGAAGTGCTATTTTTTGAATTGATATCTGATGTGTAAATTACACCATTAGTATATCCTATAGAAGATACTTCAATAAATCCTGGCACAGATTCATTTGTATCTGTAGAATCGGATGGAGAAATTTTTTGGTGCCATAATTTGTCTCCCACTCTAATAATATCACTTTGTTGATTTACTCCATCGTTAGAAGAATTTCTGGCAAAAATTCCAGTAGCAGGCGATGTGTAGTCTTCATTTATTGGTGATTTTTCTTCTAATACTACTAACTGCTTAAGTTTATTGTCCCAGGAAATAATCTTACCATAAATTTTATTAGAGAATCTGTCAATTAAATTTTCTTGATAAACCTCAACATCAGTATCAATGGTGAATGAAGAAATTACTTCTGTTAAACCATTTGGTGAAACTGCAACTCCATCAAAATTTTGCACTCCAAATTCCAGTTCTTCACCAGATAAAAATATGCTACTATTTTTAACTTTAGCATAAACTAAAGATCCAACAACTTTAATAATTTCCGCTCTACATTTTGAAGTTGACCCAACAACACTTTGATTGGTTGTTGGTAAAATGGGATCACCGCCGCTATTTGTTGGTAAATTTGTTACGTTAAATTTGTATATTGGATAAAATGATAATAATTTATATCTTCTGCCAAATCTTGCTCCATCACCTCTTGGTTTATCAATTTGAGTAGATATTACCTTGACTGAAGAAGATCTTAAATCAATTACAGGAGATAAATTATCAACAGAAGTACTAAAGTTGAATCTATAAATCAACGACTCATCTATTTCATTTTTAATTTCGTTGAATTCTGAAGCTATAACTTTTTGGTTAATAAAAAAGTGTTCCTCATTTAAGAATGTAGTTTCATAATCATTGCTCTGTTGATATGAAACATAATTTTCTCCAGAAGAATCTGTTGGAATAACATCTGTAGTTTTTATCTCTACATTAAATGGTGTTTGACTAAACGACAAATATGAAATTTGTGGATATAATTTCTCATACTTTCTATTGTATGATGCTAAAACTTTTGCCCCGCCGCCAAATGTAGAAGATCCAGCTCCAAATAAAGATGTGATATTATATGAATTTAAACCAGAATTTGTAACTTGGAATAAATTAGTATTGAAATAATCACCTTCAATACCACCAACATCAGAGACTTGTTTGAATGTTACATAAGATTTGCCAGAATCTTCAAAACCGTTATTCTTGTGAGTTACATTTATAATTCTGTTGTTATTTTTAAATAAAGGAGAATCTGCTGCATCATTAGCAGATGAATCAGTTTGTATTGGATTAATATTCAATAACTCATAACCTAAATCTTCATTAGTTAGTCTAACTTTTGCTTGGGTATTTGTGACAAAATTTGCTCGATACATAATAAACTTAATATCCTGACTCAAATCTTCAGTCCAGGAATCTACGTTTTGTGACCTGTAAACTGAACCAAGTAAAGGTTGTTGAGTAATAACTTGAGAAGTTGAAATATCAGTTTCTCCCAGTCTAGAAGACCACAATCTGTAATCAATAGAATCAGTTTCTACAGATAGAGTATAATCAGTATTGTTCTGTAAATAAACAGGATGCTCAAAAGTAAATCTAGATGGAGAAACAGAATTCAATACCTGACCGTCATTAGGATCAACTGAGACACCCATTCTAACTGCAGGAGTATCAATTTCTAAAACAGGTTCGATTACAGCTTCTCTGCTAATAGAACCATTTGGTCTTAAAATAATTGATGGGGGATCGGTATATCCAGATCCTTCAAGAAGCATCTCGGTATTAAATACTTCTCCATTAGATATATAAACGTTTGCAATAGCATTACTGCCTCCAGGTAACTGAGGGCTTTGGATGATTAGAGTTGCAGAATCATATCCTTCGCCATAATCAATAACTTTCAGAGCAACAATTCTTCCAGAATCTTTCGCAATAGTTACTGTTAAATCACTATTGTTTAAAACATTGAAACGCAATAAAGATGGAATATTTAGATTTTCGTTTTGCTCAAAAGAATTGCCTGTAATACTAGTGTAATTGGACAAAACTAAAGTATAAACTTGATCACTTGAAAGTGTTACAGTATTTTGTAGAGAAGGTATTAAAGCATTTGAGTTTTGGTCAATTACAGATTTAATAACACCTTTTACTCCAGAATTAAATCCAGAAATAGTTTCTCCAATAGTTAGAGAAAGATTTCCACTTGTGTAAATTCTTAAATAGGTATCACTAGACTTAACTACTTCTGTACCAGGAATAATATAGTTTCCAGGTACACTAGAATTAGTATCTGTTAAATAAACTCTAATCGGTAAAGTCTCGCTCTTCTTAGAGAAGAATAAATCAATACCTGTAACAAATACACCACCCTCCATATTTTCCACGCGGAAAGTCTGGGATAGTGGACTTGGTTTTGCTTGAGTAGACGCATTATCAATAAACTGAATACCTTCCGAAGATTTTAAGAATGCTGGAATAGTAGAGATAATAGATGCTGGTTGATTTGGGAAAATACCAGTGCAATAATACTTACACTCAGCAAAACTATCTACTGAATTATCATTTTTATCCTCTTCACTTGTGGTGAAACGGATAGTTTTAATACCTGTGGAAAAATTTAACTCTTCTGCGTTTTCAGATGTTTCGTACGAAACGCTATTTAAATCTCCAGTCCAAGTGGCATTTTGTAGAGGTGGTTTACCTGCAGGGAAAATTAATAGTCCGCTAGCATCTCCATTTGAATCCGTTACAATAGAAGACCCATCTGACTTAGAACCAAATGGACCTAAAGAATTTGCAGAAATTCCTGTGAATTTGGTATCTTGACAAATCCATCTGTTTACATTTCTACCATCAATAAAAGCATAGAATTTTGTATTTGGTTTGAGTCTTCTTAATGTAAATTTAATTGCTCTTGATCTAGCGTATAATTGTAATGAAGATGAAATTACATTATATCCGTTATTAACAGTATTAATACCTTTTCCAATTTCATTATTTTGTGGGCTAATATTAGAAGTAGTAGATACTGTCGCAGAAACAACACTGGACTCTGCGCTTGTTGATATATCATTTAGAGAGCTGACATTGTAGAATGTTCTATTAGTGCCAATCCAATTTGTGATGTAAAAATTGTTTAAACTTGAATATCCTTCTCTTGAGTCAGATTTGTTTAAAAATACTGAAAATACTTTAGTGTCGTTATTTAAAATTGTTGGTTTTTGTTTTTCATCATACCAGTGATCTATTGATGGGGTAATAGACACATCCCCAACATATTGGACCACGACAAAAGGATTTGGATTAATTTCTCCATTTGCAGTTGCAAATTTATTTGAAATAAATTCTCTATTCGTGTATGGTAGAGTTATAATATTACCTGTTTTCTGATAACCATCTAAAGTTCTTTCTTGGTTACTAGATACAACTTCCGTTAGCGCATAAGAGTTTTCTACAGTTGGGGAAGTTAAAACTGATTGCTGTGTATCTACAGAACACTTATAATCAAGAGAAGATAGATTACCTACTGCATGATTTTCAAAACTGTCTACAATAATACCAGACTTAAATCTATCTAAACCAATGTCATCTTTAATTTGAGTATTGAAAGCTTGTTGCTCTAAGATACTTAAAGTGGTGTAATATTCTAGACGCTCGATTCTTCTCTCTAGTTTACCAATGTCGCGCATCGTATATCTACGATTGTCAACTGGAGTTACTCTAATATCTTTGATGTTATTTGTGTATGCAGGAATAAACAAATAATACAGAGGAATTGCATCTTCTGGCGATTCTGGTTTTGAAGGATTTAGTGAAGAATTTCCTTTCTTAACTAAAAATTCTCCTCTCTTGTTTAGAAAAACTCCATCAATTCTATCTAGATATTGCTTACTATTGAATGAAATAGTGTAATCTAAATTATCATCATGAGCTGGCGTAGCAGAAGGAATACCACCAGATCCATTAAAGGAAATAGTGTTATTTGTTTCTAATAAAGTTTTATTTTGGAATCCAGAAATAATAGTATTTACATCTACCTTAGGACGGAAATCAATTACATCTCCTAAATAAACTCTCCCAAGTGAAGGGGAGTTGAAATAAGGAATATCAGAAACTGGAGTGCCAGTTAACTTGTAAGAATCTATAGTTGAGAAATCGCCTTGCGAATGTTCGAAGTAATTAAATAAGATAACTAGTTGACCCTTTGGTGCTTCAAATCCTGGTTTTAAAACAAGACGAGATACGTCATATAGAGTATCTCTTTGACCGTCATCGAAAGTAAAACGTTCTGTTACGTCATAACCTTCAATAACATTATTTTGATCATCTAACTTTGGGGGATTTGATATCGATCCTTCAAAAACTTTAATGTCTTTTCCGTATTCTCCGAAAGCATCTGAATATGAAATTATCTGAGCAGTTTTTTCTGTGTAGTCGTATCCTCTAAACGGCACAACTTTATCGCCAGAAGAAACAACAACAATTCTCTTGTTTTTAATTGCTGTTTTTGTTTTAGGTGATGCTTTATCTACTTCAATAGTAGCTGATAATTTTAAAACCACATTGGAAGCAGAAGATGCATCCGATCTAAAGATGAGATTATCTAGAGTAATCGATACTCCCCCAGAAGTTAATTCAGAAACTTGATTTTTGGTAATATACATTATATCACCATTTTCTAATCCAGTATCAGAATTTCCTTTATCTAAAACTGTTAGTAAGAAATTTGATTCGGTAAATCCAACAAATCTTTGTGTGCCAAATTTTAATTGGGCGGAGAAAGTAATTTGTCCGCCAGAAGTAGAAGAAGTGGTGACAAAATCTCTTCTTATATAATACTTAATTTTAGTGTCGTCACTATCTTGTATTAAACTACTCGCTGACTTAAATCCTAGTGGGAATAATAGAGAAGAATTTTCTGGATTTTTAATTTTATTTCTTTTCCTTACCAAAACAGAATTGGTAACATCTCTTTGTAGAGCTGTGTCTAGATAAACAACTCCTCTTGATGTAGCACTTGGTTTAGTAGCAAACTCTACAATATTTCTTCTTACCTTTCCTTCAGCATCAACATATTGCACAATATCGCCTGGTAGTAAATCTACTGTTGGGTCGCCAGAGAATGCAAGACAAACTAAAAATTTCTTACCTTTAGTGCCACTAAACGTAAAATTAGTTACATTTTTACTATCGGTGTATGTTTCATCAAATGTTTCTACATCTGCAGTAAATTTATTTGAGTTTCCATCTCCAAATTCAGAGAATAAAGACTTCACAGATTCATTAGTATATGTAATAACTGTATTTTTAAACAACACAGCTTTCACAACCGCAGATGGAGTTGGTGGTGTGCCAGCATCGAAGTTTACAAAAACATCAGGTGGAGATAAAAATTCTTGATTTAAACTTTGCCTATCGATAATATCAATAGAAATTACTTTGCCACCAACGATTTTTGGTTTGACAATAGAAATATCAAGCGCATTACCATTTATAGAAATTGGTTTTGTTGCTGCAGCAGGTGTTGTTTGCGAATATTGAGATCCTCTTTTTGTTACTACAAAGTGCGAAATAGTATTTTCTTTAGCAATTCTTAAAACGTTTCCTTGCTCATCTGTTATAGTTTCGCCAGAAATAAAATTACCGTTAATAACTTTTACTAATAATTCTGTCGAGGAAGAAAAACTTGAATCAGGTGATCCTTCAATCACAGCGTAAGCATTGCTCTGACTTCCTGTTACATATTGACCAGGAGTAAATCCAGCAACTATAGACGAATCGAGAGTTAACTTAGTGAAGAAAATTGGATTAAAGTATTCCATTTTAAAAATGGAATTGTAAATAGGATTTCCAGATGTATCTCTTCCTTTAGAAATAATTCTATCTGTTTCCTGGTTGAAACCATCTCCTCTTTCAACCAATGAAATATTTTTTGGTTTTGCAATACCTATGACGGGAGTGATAGTATTGCTATAATCTACAATCTCTCCATATGGAAGAATTTTATTACCTTCAGAAATTGGCACTGTAAGAATAATGTTGCCAGTTGCGGACGATTGTGGGTCTGAGATAATTTCGTATTCAAAATACTTTGCCGATGGTCCAGATAACACGACTGCTTGGTTGGTGTTATATGCATCAGGAATTGCGCCAGCGATGCTAACAGTATTACCAGCTACTAACCCATGGTCAGTAGCAGTGGTCATCTTAGCGATATATTTGTTTACACCATTTATTACTCTTAATTCATATTCTAAAGAAACTACTTGGACTTGTGTGCCACTTCTTTGCCAATAATAATTCTGTGCGTTGAATGCACCATTATCAGTAGTGCTATTTGTTGATCTGTAGAATAACTGTCTTCTTTGTACTTCTGTAGTTGCTGCACTGGCACTTAATGCCTCTGGAATAAAATCAGCAGCATCATACTCTTTAAACTTTTCTAGCAAATCTCTCTTGTTTCCTAAAACAGTTAATTCTAAATAAATTTCACCACCAATATCATCTGGTCTTTCAACTTGAGAAAAAGCAATTACTTCTACGAAGTCTACGGATGTAGATGCTAGTGTTTCACCTAAGTTAGAAACATAATATAATTTTTTACCTAAAATACTGCTAGAATCTATAGCTGGCGACTTCAGCTTAACATAAATTGTTTTAATTGCATAATCATGAATTAAATTAGTTTTTGTTAATGATTTTAGTGGATTTCCTCTTTTTGCTGAAGTCTTTCTAGTGTTATAATTGCCATTATAACCTAGATAACCATCATTAAATACCGAAGAAAAGTATACTGTAGGATATGAGGTTAATTGACCACCTTCCGAGTTTAATGGAATCGTGTTGTATACATTTGTCAAATTAAAATATGGTAAACCGTATGTTTTAATTCTATTATTTTCTTTTAGTAAAACATCTCTAGCTTTATCGACTGCTAAAAACTTAGTTTCTTTGTTTACAATTTCGTATCCTCTGACATATGCCTTGCCAGCACCCATACCAGAAACAAACTTAGATTCTGCTTCTTCCTGAGAAATAGAATCTGGTCCCACTGTGCCATCTACTCTCAATGGATAAATTCCTTGATTTCCAGGTCTTTGCCAATACTCTCTTAATTCAATTGGGAAGTTGTCAACTACATAATCACCTGATTCATCATACGTCCTTCTTGCTAACGTATCCTCAATTACATTATACTCTTTTTTGTTTACTTTCTTTTGAATTACTCCTAAACGAAGAGTAATTAATTCAATGAAATTATCATCTGTATCTTTTTCTAAATCATATGATACCAAATTTAGATTGATTTGTAATCTGTGTGCTCCTGGAGCACTGTAATTAGAAAATCCTCTGGCGTTATCGTATAAAGTTACGTCCTGCTCTGGGGTAACAATATTTTCTTGTATTTCAAAACCAATTTTCTTAGATGGTTGTGAATAATACTTATCGACAATTAAAATATTTTCGTCACACTGTACAAAATATCCATTTACAAAATAAATTCCTGTTTCTACTTTAACAGCAGAACCATATCCCATTGCAGGGCTATCAATAATAGTAGACTCTAAAGTATCTGGATCTACACTTACTATGGAAGAAGGTAAAGAGCTACCATCAGTTCCTACTACCAAAATAGGACTATTTGGAATATTTGCTTCTAACTCTTCGCCTTGTCTAAAAGTAGATTCACTGTCGTTTCCCCCACTAATATAATTGACATAAATTGTATCAGATTCTGTCTCACTACCATACTCAGATTCAACTACAATACCTTTAACTCCAGAAGTTAAACCTACTAAAGTTACACCAATCAAGTCTTTAATATCATATTTTTTAAAGACTATTTCTCCACCAACATTTTCTGCTACTTCAGAAACAGAAGATAATTTTACATAATTTAAACGATTATTGAAAGATACCTCTCCAGGTATTACTTGCTGCCCCTGCTTAAACTGATATTTCCCAAATTGCTCAATCTGATTTTGTAAAATTGATTGTAGAGTCGTTAATTCTCTAGACTGAATGGAATATCCTGGTCTAAAGAGCACTTTGTAAAAATTTTTAGACGCATCGAAATCGTCATTATACTCTTTGGTATTTAAATTAGTACTTTGGGGCATCTCTACTCAAGGTAATGGGTTTATTATGAAAAATAGAAAAATATCAGAATTCAATAACTAGTTTGATATCTTCGATTTGATCTGGAGCTCTAGTAATAAGTCTTCTGTTTTCAACGTATACAATGTCGCCAGTATATTTTGCGACTTCTGGGGAAGCTAGTCCATCAACAAATGTTAAACCTAGCAGAGGCAATACACCACCACCAGTTGAATAGGTAACTTCTACATTTCCTTCAATTAATGAAGTTTGTCCAACTACTAATTTAGCAGCATCAGAGACAAATGCTCTTACTATACCATTGTCTGTATGATAATCTGGACTTTGGAAATACTTTAATACTCCCGATGAAGGTGTTTGTCCAGATGGAACTTCGTCCCAAACCCAAGAAACTATAGTGCCATAAGCAAACTTTCCTGATGCAACTTCTTGACGCACAATTTCATCTGGTTGGAATGCACCTGAAACATTATTTAATTTGATAGCACGAATTGCACTTAAAGTATCTTGAGTAGCAAAATCTGTAGATGGAGCAGGAAGTTTTGGATTTTTGATAATTCCAATTCTTCTGAAATCGTTATCTACAGGAAAATCTCCTTGACCTTCTGCATATGTTAGGCGAATATTTGCCATTACACGCTTAGCAAGAAGTTCTCTGACTACATCAGAACCATGTCCTCCTTGAGGCGGAATGATAACTTCGATATGTCCCGATGCACTAGCAGAAACAGTGAATGGAGATGTTAGATTTGGATTAGCAAATAAGAAACCATTTTTCAATAAAATATTTCCATATGTATAACCACTTCCACAAATAGTTACGCGGTTACCACTAGAATTTACTAGATATGCACTATCAATTGTTCCTGTATTTGATGTTTCTATACGCACTAAACCGTCTTCACCATCTCCAACGATTTTGGCATACATAATTTCGCTAGCAGGTAAGTTACTTCCAATACCTCTTACTACAATCGCTGAAATTGCGCCTGTCTGAGTTGCTGCTAGATTCTTGACTGTTACATCCTCGACTACTGGCATAAAATCAGTTGATAAAAATCTCAATACATCATTAGTTGGGATTGTAAAAAGATATTTCCAGGTGTAACCACTTGTAACATCTGGATACTCGGTGAAAATACCAGTAGCAGAGTTATATACACCCTCTCCCGATGGTCCAGGATTTCTTTTTGGCTCTAGAGAAGCATTAACACCATTTGGATTTGTTGCACTAGATCCATTATATAAACACTTGAATACTTCGTAGTTATTGTTTACTACATAGAATTTTGAATTAGATAAGCTCTGTGATTTACCTAATGGACCAGCACCATCTGGATCTACTTGTGCTGGATTTGCATATGAATAATCAGGTCTCCACATATCGAATCTAGGATTGATAGTTGGATTCCAATTATATCTTCTTACTACTGCCCTTACTTGCTCTGGACTAATTCTTTTGAGAGCAATCATGTCATCATGAATACTCTTATCCTCTTCGTCATTATCCGCTGGTCTTAGAGGAATTTCATCAGTAGCATATCTATAAACAGCAGTGTTTGCAGTTGCGTTTGAAGTATTGCCACGAATTTGACTACCAATGCTAGGAACTGCGGAAATATTTGGGAAAACATTAGAAAGTAGGATGCTGTTAGGATAAACAGCTTCGACAGTTGCTCGGAATGGAGAATTGTTGATAGTGATACCACTTCCAGTTACATAAATTTGCTCTCCTACTTGAAAACTACCAGAAACTGAATAAATTTCTAGATAAGCATTCCATTTCTGGGGACGCCCAACGAAAAAATATGATTTTGTTCTATCGGCAGAAGTAGCTTCGGTGCTAGTGCTACCTTCTGATAAAGATTCCAAAAATTGAATCGCATTAAAAATTCTGAATTTTTCAGAAATGATGGCTGGCATAGTCTTTTCCCTTGGTAGTTTCTTTTATTTCCGAGTTATTTATATTTATACTGATTATGATAAACTTCTCAAGTAATCACCTGGATTGTGTGTTTGCACGACAGTATTTTCTGCTCCCCTGACGCAACCAATAAAACGATCTGATAGTTTATCGGTATACGTAATTATTTCATTTCCTATTAAAAGTTTTCCTGATGATGGGAATCGAGAAGTATCTGGAATGTAAACAATATCATCTAAAGAAGACAATGAGCTATCCAATAAAGCACCATGCTCTTGTATCGATGGCCATGTAATATCCCAAATAGCACCATTTTGCCCAACTGAAGATGAATGTCTATCAGAAAAATCTCCAATGGTAATATTTGGATAATGTAACTCCATCATTTCTAAGGTATTCTGCTCACTGACATCAGCCACTCCATAATCTGTCATGAATTTAATGTTTTCATACACTTCAAATCTATTGCCAAGTTTTCCATAATTGTATTTTGCTTGATTTTGAATGCCATCATAAACATCAACGAAACCAAAATCGTAACGCAAAGTAGTATTTCGAATAATGTAGTCAATTGTAGTGACAATTGGGTCGAAGTAAAATTCAGATATTCTTTGATATGAAATATTTGTAATACTATCAATCTGAGCAGCTTCCAAATTGAGAATAGAAGTTATTTGTTTTTGATTTTCGGTGCAAGTTACATCATATTCTGGTGGTGTTATTATAATAGTTGGATTTGTAGAATCATATGAAGATTGTACATCAATTACAGTTTCGATATTTGGAGTTAATTTTCCATCAATTGTTATTGTTATTTGAGTATATAATGCAGTGTCTAAGGTTATCTTTGGAGATAACACCAAATCTGTACTAGAATTTATTACCTTTTGTGGAGATTTATAAACATTATATCCCCTTGTTACATAAACTTTGGGTGGAGTTACATATCCGCTTCCTTTATTAGTTAAAACAACATCAATTATTTCTCCCCCATTCATTACAACAAAACCAGATGCTCCACCACCAGATACGGGCCCTATAATATTGCCATATGTATCTCTTAATGGTTGTGGGACAAAAACTAAATCTGGAGTTTCTCTATAACCGAATGCGGATGGTTGAATATCCGCTTTCTTAATAGCAACTACAGAAGCTGTTTTATTGATAATTTTTAAATTAATGCCATTTCTTAATTCAACTATAGTTTGATCACTTAATTCTATAATAGAATTTCTAGTGAATACCGTTTTTGGTACAATAATACCAGAATCAATTATAGAAGCATATCTTTCATACTTTCTTCTATTCCAAGTTAATGAAGAAATTTCTCCATTTGAAACAGATGCGAAAACGCTTAGACCTACTCCATCAACGATTCCATTGTAAGTAGTAACACCTATTTGACCATAATGATTATTTTCAATTAAATCATCTCTTCTGTGACCTAACTTTTTAAGTACTTCTGGTATTAATAAAATAGATCTGTAATCTCTTTCACCATCGACCTGAATTAAATCGCCTACATCTAGATTATTACTATAAACTGGTGACAATTCAGTGCCATACATCCAACCAGATTTGGTTTTGAATACCAATTCATTCTGTTCATCATCTTTTTCATAATCGGTTATTGATACAATATCTTCTGGATATATAATAAATTCTTGAACTGGTGATTTATATGAGGATAATTTTAATGGTTGTGATGGACTAAACTTGTAATTTTGTTGTTTAATAATGATTCGTATTGTTGGATTTCCTTGCGAATCTGTGCTAGCAAAAGAAGTTAATACTTCACCAATCGAATCCCAATCCTTTATGCTGGTACCTTGATAAACGGTATCATATTTTTGTAATTGATCGTTGCTGATAAATGCAGATGATATAATATCTACTTTGTTGAAGAATTTATTATTTTCAAAATTGTAGAAAGTTAATTTTGGTGTGCTTTCTTTGCCATACAAGTATATGATATTAATTATCTGTCCTGGCTTTGGAGGTTCTGCAAAGAAAATGTCGGACCCAGTGATAGTGTAGGCACGATTTCTGATTTGCAAAACACCCTCAACAAAAACTAACACAGTTCTATCATTATCTACCGTAACTGTTCTTCTATCTAATACCCTTCTAAGCAAGAATGGTCCTTTAGTTTGAGAATCAAATAATTCTGGGTCAATTTCTAATCTTTCATAATTTCCTATACTATAAGCAAAAAACTTACTACGATTAACATCATCTAATTTTCTTGGAGCATCAATAAAAACTATATGATTTGGTGTTACTGTCCTATCAATATAGTAAGAAGAAGTAGCAGGAATTAATGGAGTCATTTTGTTTTCCTGCACAACACCATCTAACGATACTAGTAAATTTTCTTTAGCATCTAAAACTACATCAGTGCCATCTTCATAAAATAGTGGGAATCTAGTTTCTATACCATTGAAATCATTGTCTATGTTTTTAATTTTCTTAAAGTAACGAGAATTGAAATCATTATTTTTAAATCTAATCATTCTACCCACAAATTTTTGTGGTTCTATGATTTGATTATTTGATATTCTCTGTCCTAAAGGTGGAGTTGCAAAAGTTATAGTGGAACCAGACACAGTAAATGTGGTGCCAGGATTTTGCATTACACCATCAATAGTAACAAAAAGATTATTTGGATTGAATACATTTAAAACACCAAATCCAGGAAGTATCATATTGAATGTTCTTCTTCCCACAATATTTCCAGACTCGTCAAAATCTCCATCAAATGGCTGCTGTAATTCAAAAACATATGATAGTAGTTCAGTAGTATCAATACCAGATACTAATACACTCCCCTTCCCTCTTCTTATGTTAGTATCTTTATATCTTACAATAGTTTGAGTAATCTGCTGACGAGTATTTTCTATTGTTACTCGGTTTGTAGTCTCGTCCCACAATTCAATAATACTTACACTTGAAGTAACATTTTGTCTAGACGGCATTGAAGTCTTAGCTTCAGCATCAATATTGACTTCACCAAACATCTTGAATCCAGATGGGTGAACAGTTTGCTCAACTAATTTCCTCCAAATGTTTATTGGAGTTTTTGATTTCACCACATAAGAATAATCTTGATAAAAATAAGAATCGGAAAGTCTTTGATTACTACTAGATAACTGACCTTTTGCAGTGTCATAATATCCAGTATTATCATAGTATGATTTAATATCTGGGTTGAATAAAGTAACAAAATTATCAGTTACCAAAGCAGTTTTTCTTTTCAAATTACCAGAAATAATCAAATTCTTTCTAAATTCTCCTTTTACTTTTTCTACTTTTAAGAAATTGCGTTTTGAATCAAAACCATCCTTTGCAATTCTTCCTTCCGCAATTAAAAATCCATTTTCAAATTGTTTAATTATTTCACCGTTTACAAAACTATTTTCATCAAAATTTTTAATGGTTAAAATTTGATGAGATGTAAAAACAGATGATAATGTAGTATCATTGTAATAATTTGAACCATTATAAATTACTTTCAAATTCTTTGGATATCCAACATTTTTACTTCCAAAGAATATCTTGACATCAGATTCTATTACATAAATTTCTGGTTTTTTATTAAATTTTCTATCAGGATTCAATAATTTTATAGCTATAATTTCTCCACTATTTCCGACCGTGACATCAAAATTTAATAATAATAAGTCATTATCTGTTTCTAATATTACTTTTGGTTTAGAATAATTCTTTCCAGGTTTTAAAATAGAAATAGATTCAATTACTGTATTTTTTTCGTCATATGAAATTTCTGCTTCACACAAATTATTGCTATTTGGCAAAACACCGTGTACGGTAGGTATTTTTTTGTATAACTTTCCAGTGTTGACTATAGAAACGGATTCTATTTGACCTTCTGCAAAAATAGAATTAGTGGAATAAGAGAAAACACCATGACCATCATACTCTGGAGTGAAATTCATTTCGTAAGCAAATGACCTCGGAGACACGTAAGTAACTGTTTTTTCACCCTGTAAAGGATCATCTTGTAATAACAAATAAGAATTGCTAGAATCAACTATTGCCGCTTTATCAAAATAGTAATAATTTCTAAAATCTACAGATTCCTTAACATCGTAATTATTCGATGGCGATGCATCTCCAAATCCAAATTTAACTGAAATATACGAAGAAGTATCATCACCAGACCCAGGAAGTGCATTTCCACGGATTGATTCAGTTGTTAATATATTTTTATTGATACTTGGCGAGAATTCCAAGAAAGATCCAGCCAAAGATGGATGCTTAGTAATAAAATTATAACGATAATACTTCTGTATTGGTATAATCGGATTGATTAACCAAGGACCAGACTCATTGTATTTTGAAAACTCAAATTTGTATGATGGTTGAGCAACCACACTATCTACTGAAACGAGTTTAGATGGACTTCCTGAGTCGAAGAAAGATGAGTTGAATGATAATGGAGATATTGATTCTAAAGTTTGATTTATATCAAAATAAACTGTTAATTCTTGTGTAATTTCGTCGTAACTCTTAACTATCGGTGAATTACTACTTCCCCCAAGAGTATCTCCTTCATTAAACAAATATTTCGCAGTAACAAAACTAATAGCATCACCGTTGAAATGATTTTCGCGGATAGTGTTATTAAAAGATCTAGTTACTGTTAAAGTTTTGTTGATATTACTTACAGAATCTACTCTAATATTTTCTTGATTAATCTTGATAACATCACCAGATGAGAAGTTTCTGATATCAGAAACTCTCAGAATGGTATTATTCTTGCCAAAACCAACGTGAGTAACTTCCAAGAATAAGTATGATTGACTTAAAGACCCAGATAATCTGTTTAAGCTAGTGTTAGATACTGTTAAAATATCTCCAATCTGATAACCAGATCCTTTAGTCGTTATTACAACGCCATTTTCACTAACTCTACCATTTGATACAGTTATAGTTGCTTTTGCATTACCAGGAGCTCCTGGACCACCTACGTGAGATTTTTCTGGTGTTGTCAATAAACCATTTTCATCTCTTGTTTTAGTTTGATCTGAGAAAATCAATTCCACATTTGTGAATGTAGCAGAACCAGCATTAGCGTAGTCCTCCCCACTATTCAACCTCTTCACGGTGCCTATACCAGTGTCACTGACTGCAGTATTAATTACTGGTGGGAAAAGTTTAATAGTTTGATAAATTCTCTTTCTAACATAGTAATTAGTAGTAGTTTCGGTATCATCAGGAATAATATCAATAGTAACTTTATCATTTAATGTTAAATTATGGTCTTCATCAGTAGTCACTAAAGAAATATTATTGTTGATAGAGAATATTTCTATATTTTTACTCAATTCATCTATTTGAAAAATTCTGCTTCCAATAGTGTCGTCAATTATTTCACTTTTTAGATAAAAATCTCTGGATGTGATAAAATTGCCATCGTCAACTTTAACTTTTAAGGTATTTCCAGATATTACTTGCTCTAATATAGTGCCTCTAGCTATTTCACTTGTTGCTACAACGCCAAAAGAAGAAGAATTGATTAAAGATACTGGAGATCCATTTTGTGTTTCTGATATTTGGAAATTGCTACTGGAAGCATTTATTACATAGTAAATCTTATTCTCGATAATACCATTGGATGACCTAGCAAATGAGATTCCATCACCATTAGTAAATGGATTGAATGCGACTCGTAAAGTATTAGTCGTAATTGATAATATTACTACTTCTTTGCCACTAGTTAATCTGACAAAAGCATCTTTAGTATAGAAAGATTCTGTATCGACAATTAAATTCAATACGCGTACGGAAGAATTTAATTTATTGATAGTATCAAAATTTCCAGATATATTTCTTAAAACAAATGTATCTGCAGAAAAAATGTTTCCTACAACTTCTCCTGATGCATTTGTGCCTTCTTGAGTTATAATAGATTGGTTGAAGAAGTATACTGGTTTTTTTGAAACTATTTTAGCAGCTTTTGTCTCTTTGGATTCTATTGATAAAATATTTTTACCTTTCAATTTAGAAACTTCGGCTATTAAACCAAATCCAGAAGTTTGGTCATTATTAATGTATAATTTATTTCCTATTGAGAAATTAGATGGACTATCTTCTACTGTGCATAACGTAATATTACCTTCTGTGGTAGATTCTACGATTACATTAGCATTAATCCCGTTTGCTGGGGTATCTTGAGTTTTTAATCTTCTTGATTTTGATGGAATGTTATTTTGATTAATTTTTGCCACATAATTAGATTCTACTGGTATCGAGTAAAATCTTTCTCCAATAATATATGGGAATACTGGAGTGTTAGTGGAATCAACCGTTACGAAATATGCATAAGTGCCATTTGGATAATCTGGAGTTACGCAATATCTACCATTGTTTTCGTCCAAACTACCAAATCTATGTTGATAACGATAATCTTCTGTGAAACTTCCTAGGGGATAATCTGATAGATTTGGTCCACCGTCTCTAGATGTTTTTAATCTATAACTAGATGTCATTCTAGATATAGATGAATTTGGATTCAGTGGATTTTCGTAAGCATATGGACCATAGATGGGATTGCCATCATATGCATACCCAAGAATAGGTGAATGCTTGGATGCATCATTATCCAACAAAAGATTTCTTAATGCTACTGGATTTGCTACATGTGCATAACCATATCCGAAAGATTTTTCAATATTTTCAAATAAATATCCGTTATTGTTATCTAACTTTGGTATACCAATTCTATTCTTTAATCTATCATATCTATTATTTTTCCATCTCTTTACGAATGCGGATGCAGTAGCATCTCTTCCGATAGGAATTACTTCTACACTAATATTTTCTTGAGTGTAAAACTTGCCTTCACTGATTTTATTAAATCCAATTAACTTACCATCTGTTGAAATAATTGAAGTATATTCAGCTAATCTACCATTATTAGTTCTATCTTTGATAAAAATTAATGGGGGGGTTGAATAATATTCTCCTGGATTAACAATTGTAAGCTTAGTTACTTTGTCTTTAGTGACAGTTGCCGACACTTGAGCGCCTCTACCAGAAGTTATAGTTACGCTTGGATTTCTCTCAAATTTTTCACCAGGATTAATTACTTCGATTCTTTCTAACACTTCTCCAGAAAGAATTGCTCTTGCCTTTGCTTCCTTGTCACCCTCTATCAAGACGTATGGTGGATTTTTATATCCTTTACCCTTATTTGTTACATTAATAGTCTCTACGCCACCAAAAATCACATCTTGACTATCATAGTCTTTATATCCATATGCTAAAACGCCATTCAAGAAAATACCAATGTCTCTAGTTGGAGTTGGATATAACTCAGTATTTCTTATTGCTTCTTTTCTAATTAATTTAAGATTCTTCTGATCAGAAGGTGTCAATGTAACAAAATTGCCAATATTATAGGATGGCAATCCAGAAGATGCAATGTAGTAGTATTGATCGTCTTCGTAAATAGCTGATATGTCAGTCAATACTTCTTCTAGTCCAGAAATATTGCTACCAGTAGTATCACTATTCAACAACCATCTAACAGATGAAGATAATTTATTGTATATAACTGGATTTCTAGTTTCAAATCCAGAATCACTTATTTGTATTTCATCGCCTTCGGTTGAATATGGTTGACCAGAAGAAACAGACACTCCATATAAAACACCATAACATAAAAATGAAACATTTTTCTCAATACCATCTTCTACATATTTTGCAGAAAGATTACTGTAATTTAATACCTGAGTATTTTTAGGATAATCGCCACTAATGGCGCTATTTCCTCCAGACCTACTATCAATAACAAATTGATTGACATTCTTATCTTTAAATGTGAATGTCTCAGATCCTATTCTTATCTTTCCCTTGACATTTTTCCAACCAGAAGTGGAAAAAACATTAATTCTATTATCTGTAGAAGAAGATGGGAGTAATCTTTTGGTCAAAAATGTCTTTTGTGCTACAGAAAACTCTCCAACAACTGTTTCTGGAGCTAAAATGACTTCATAAATGCTTTCGCCATCAAAATTGCCAAGAAAATTAACATTATCAATAATTGCAAATGCATTTTTTACGGAAGAATTATATACATCTTCCTCTTGATATAATTTTTCGCCAATTACTTTAAAAGGATCACCAGATATTACTTTTACACGAAGAGATAATTTATTAATCCAATCCGATGTTGAAGATTTTAACGTATTATCCTTTGGATAATAAATTTCTGGAATATCTAACCCATCTTGAGTTATTAATGAGTTGAATATGAATTTTATAGACTGCTCAGTGCCTTTAGACCTATAAAATTGCTTAATATTCTTAATTAGTGTTCTTTTATCAATCTCTTTTTTTAAAGATTCTTCGGGGAAAGATGCGAGGTATTGTGTTTCGTAATTTTTAACAAAAGCATATAAAAATAGATTGCTAATGTTGTATATTTGAGCACCAGAAAGATGATTTACTCCATTACCATAATTACCGACTTTATATGTCGATGTATTATATAAATCACCTAGTTTTGTAGTGCCACTAACATTTCTAACACATCCAATGAATGAATTAGCTGTTTTTTCAGCATAAAATATTACTTCATCATCAATCATCACATATCCATTCTTTTCTGGGAATGCATAAGTGTCTTCGACAAATATTACTGTATCGGAATCTAATACATTAGAAGTAATATGAGTATATTCTGATAAAATTTTTTTTTCGTAAGTATCAATGTCAGCATAATTAGATAGATTGTTAATAATATCTAAAGATTGCCCAGTTAACTCCAAATGCTCATAGTATTTCTGTATAAATGCAGAAAACTTTGGATATTCGGTTGAAATAAATTCTGGTAGTTGATTATCAACTAAAGTAGAAATTCTTTTCTTAGCTACCGACATTTAACTACTCTTGAATGATTGTGAATTTACTTTTTGTGATATCTACATCTAAAAACATTTCTCTAGTAGATACGATATCATTAATTAATGGATTGACGCGAATCTCGATTTTATCATCATTGAAACTTCCTTTGATAATAGTCAAATCATACATCATTATTTCGCCCTTTCCATAATTAACTTTACCTAGATTTGAGTTAACTACTACCTTTTCACCAGTTATACTATCTAATTTATACAAAACTAATTTGCCTTGTCTATCTTCTATAAAAACGGTGTCTAGAGGAAACTCTCTTACAGTAAAACCAGTACTGGTGATAGATGGTTCATCATCTTGAATGAAAGGATTCTTAAAGCATATTTCATAATAAAACTTTGAATTTAATGCAGGATAGAAATCCTTACGCATAGTTATAGTAGTCAAGTTTGACTTGATAGAAGCGTCAGAATCGTCAATAACACCAACAAACTTACTGTAACGGAATTTGCCATTAAATTTTTCTGTATCTGATAATTGTATATAATCTTCAATATTCTTGATTGCTAATTCTTTTATTTTATCTGACTTATATGTAGTGAGAGTAGTGTCATAGTATATTTTTGAATCCATCTCAACATATAATATTGATGGGTCTACAACTCGTGGAGTAACTGAAGCAACTGCGTATTTTTTGAGTGCTTTTTCAATTTCTTTTTTAGTAAATGAAGTCAGATAAGTTGCATACTTAGGTTTGATGACAATTTTAACAACACCATACTCAGGGGGGTCATCTTCTTCTCCTCCGAATGCTGTTATATCAGCTACTGAAGGATATACACTCCTCACAATTGCTCTATAATCTTCGCTAGTTACTGCTCTATCTTGCGTAGCATAATTCTTTGCGGCATTGAATTTGATTCTATCGATAGATTCTGAGAATTCACCGCCAGAAGAAGGTGATACAGTAATTAAATTTGTAATCGTTAAGTTATAATTATTGGATAACGTGTCAGTGGAGTTTAAATCTTCAACAATTGCACTAAAAGTAAATACTCTTGCTCCATTTGTTTCTGGACCTGGAGTAACCAAATATGAAATTTCTACATATTCGCCATTTTCAAGTTTCCTCCCAAATACACCATCTCCAAACTGTAATTCATAATTTTCGTCTTCGATTTCAGTTAGAAAGAATACTTTACTTTCGGGATTAACATTTAAAATATTTTCTGCATAATCATAAGTATCAAAATACCCATTTGGGTAAGATTGTGTAGATTTAAATACTCTGACTTTAATTGTATTTGTATCTACGTTTACATTTTTAATTAAAAATCTTTGATTTCTTAAAGAATTGTTAACTACATGATAATCAGTGATTATATTACCAGAATAAATTTCTAAATTGCTGAAAGAAGCAACACCATTATTCACCGTTGCCCTTGCATCTTCTAAAATACTGTATTGATACGCAGAATTTTCAAAAAACGATGAAAATGCGGATCCTCTTCGTATAACAACAGTATTCGGTTTATTTTCAGAAATGTAAGTTAATTCTAGGTTTACAACTGCTTTTGATGCTGTAGCAGATTTAGGTCTGTATCCTAATTGCTTAGCTATTGCTACAACATTGTCACGTAAAGTTGCTGAACTTAAAAACATTTCATTCACCACCATGTTGGTGTTGAATGCAGTATAATAAGTATTGTATGCTAACAGATCAATCAAAGCACTAAGAGCACTTCCTTCAAAATCATAGTCAGTAAACTCTGATTGCGCTCTTAGATACTCTCTGAGCGAAGTTTTAATGTTATTAAAATCTAATTGATTTAACTGAGAGTATGGCATTGATTATCTCGTTCTTTGTAGAATAAATTCTGTAGATAATGGAGAATTTAAACTTTCTCTACCTATAATTTCAAATTCAATGTAGACTTCATAACTGTTTGTGTCAAAATTTGGAGTTACTTCTACTTGAAGTAAATTAACTCGTGGCTCATATCTTTCAATTACAAGTCTAATTTCATCCTGAAGACTAGATGAGGTTGCGTAATCTAGTAATTCAAATAACAAATCTGCTATTCTAGTACCAAGTAATGAGTTAAATGGTCTTTCACCTGGCTTTGTTAATACTAAATTTTGCAAAGCATTTTTAATGGCAGTTTCATTTTTAACCACCACCAAATCTTTTGTATTTGGGTGTGCCCCAAAGGCAACACTTATGTCTTTAAAAGTTTGAAAGGTGGGCATGAATACACCACTACTAGTCCAAAGTATTTATCAGACTAATGACGGAGTTTCTTGCCCACCAGAGGTTTTATGTCGGAGACCCGCTCATAACCATTCTACATAGTCATCAAACCCATCTTTACCACCACACCACTTTTCCATGCGGTTTTCAGGGATTTTATACTTCTGCATATGTGCTTTTCTCAGTAATGCATCACTTCTGGGGTCTGTAATAAGCACAGAAGTGCCGAAATCCTTCTGCATCATCGAAGGCACATTATCTGGAATTGGTTTGTTAGCCATCTGTTTGCTCCATAAGGGTTAAACAGAACTTTTAGAGGGGTTGCTATCCCTGTTTTTTCACTAAATCGTAGTCATCACCGAGAATTTCGCGCATATAATCGTCATCCCAGTAGTCATAATATTTGATATTACTCAGAATTTTGCGGAATTGTCTCAATTTTGCTTTAGGCTGCGCTAAAATTAGGTTGTAAAGTCCGTTGTTACTCTGAATTTCGCCAACAAAACTGATTTTTTCCGCACAATCTTCAAAAAACTCCCAATCTTCCCATATTTTGTTGTAAGATTCGACCCATTCTAGTATATCTTCAACGCTGTGATAATCTTCTACAATAAAAATGACGACATCGTAACCTTCAATAGGCTCGATATCGTCAATTTGACACTCTACAATTTTATATTTTGCGGTCGAGGCATAGGGACAGACTGCAAAACCACCCAATTCTGGGCGTAGTATCGATACTTTGTGTATCCATTCCCTAATATGTGCCTCTTTATTCATTAATTCCCTTGACCACGATAACGCTTTTTGCGTCCATTACGTGCAGTAGCAGCAAGATTTGTATTTTTACTGCGCCCTTGACGAGTGCATTTGGGTTTTCCTGGAATATAACTGGACTTATTAAAACTAGGAGACTTTGCCATACAGTTTAAACAACTAAAGATATTATACCACAGATTAATCAGTCTGCCAAGACATCTTGAGATCCAGTAGAAATTTGCCCTAGGTCTGCAGAGTCGCCAATTCTTGCTAATGGTCTTCCATTTACAAATACTTTTGTGCTTCCTATGTTAACTTTTTGCCCTAGGTGGGGTATACAAGGTGGTATAGGAGGACTAGCAGGATTTGTAATTGTATGTGGACTTAACTGTGTATCTTTTAATGCTGCTAATTTGCCATTAATAAACACATTCGTAGCACTTCCTAGCGTAGAGATAGTAGTAGTCGTATCACATCTGTGACCAGTATTTACAGTGTCTCCGACTCTTGCAACTCCTGGCATATTTCTAATTGATTCTCTAATTTATTTAGACGATTATATAAGACATCCAATGCTGTAGGTAAACTTTTATAGTCTTCTCCAGGTGGTCGATATTCCAAAATAAAAGGATCAGGAATCTTCGCCATCCTCTTCTCTAAGTAGTTGAGCCTCTCTGAGAAATTCTCTAGCAGTTTCAATATCTCGCTCAACTTCTGATCCGTCGTCTGATACATCACTTCCTCCAAAACTACTTGTATCACTATAAATCACTTCACCATTTTCTTTTCTTTCTATAGAAATCATATCACCTGAATCTTGTAACCCAGAATACCATTTATCTGCAGCATCTAGCATATAATCTGCAACTGCATCAAAATCATTAAAAGAAAGATTTTCAATAACCTTTCCATCTTTACCAACAATTTTAAATCCAAATTCAGTCATTTTACTCAAAGCAATAATTATTCTTTTCTTAACATAATGCTATCGTCATCTGAATATTCCCATTTTAAAACGTCACCTTCAACCCAACCTAAAGAATCTAACAGATCTTCGGGAATGGGCATAATATACTCATCATTTAAATCATCATATTCAATTTGACTCACAAACTTCATAGTTCATCCTCTACTGGTTGATTTGTATCAAAATCAGGAATAATGACTTCGCATTCTAATGTAGAGGTTTTCTTAGCTTCGTTTACTTTTGTCTTCGCACTAAAGACTTTTGCTTCTCTCTTAATAGCTGACCAAGAGCCTGATTCGGTCATGTATACTTTACCACCTGTAAGAATTTTAGATGGATTGGTTGCTCTTAAAATGTAATCCATATTTTTAGTCTACGTATGTTATGAAATCTTTGGGAGTTTTGCGTTCTGGCAATTGCACAGACTCGTTATATTCATTCCGAGATCTAATCAAATCTGCTGCTCTATATAGGGCCGCGGATACTTCCACTCTTTTGTCATTCATTGCAAATGCTTGACAAATCTTCTCACATTCGCGCCTTTCAAATTCTTCCGCTGCTTTTATATATTCAATAAATCCGACCTTCTCGGCAATCTCGTATAAGTCCTGTTTAGTCATGGTGAAATAATAAAGATAATTTATATATGCTTGACAGGTGTTTCAGTTCTGTGCTATTTGTGATTGTGCCCCCTACTGTAATTAACACACAGGGTTATGAACACAACTCCTCTAAAAAGTCCTGTAAGGAGAGTGTTGTGGATCTTTTTCTATTCTCTGTGCGACGCACGACGGGTGACTGCACCCCATAAAATTCTTCCGAGTTCTTTTGAAGTCATCAGAATATACCCCACTTGCTCTCTTAGCGTTGTTTGAGTTGGTGGGGTTTTTTTGAGAATTTTTTCTGGGAAAAATTTTTTAAATGAAAGCGTTATCATGAGAGCGTTTTCAAAGTTTTGTAGGTTAATAGTATCTATCAATTTTCCTTTTCGCTCGGCCGCCCCTAGTACAAACAAACGCCCCCCGACCACTGCCGAGGGGCGCTGAGGTGTGCTAGGATGGGCGACTGCCTCAGAAGTTGCAGGCGAGGCGCTCGGTGTCCCACATGCCAGCGGCACGGTCAGCAGCAGCAGCACGGCGATCTGCTCGTGCCTGAGCAGCGAAGCGGGCAGCGTTGGCGATCTTGTCGCCTGTCCACTGCCTGCCCAGTCCCACCACGGGGGTGATGGTGAAGGCGCGTCCGCTGCCTGCCGACCCGTTGACGGGGCAGGTGCCCTTCAGGCATCCGTCGCCGTTGGCGATCTGTCCTTTGGTCTGGCGTGAGTTGGGGCGAAGCATGGTAGGTCTGTTGTGTGGTCTTAGTATAGCACCCCCCCAGGGGGAGGGGGGGGGTCAGTCCCCCAGAACCCAGGTCGCCAAGTTCGCCTGCGTCGAGTCGCTGATTCATCAGTGCCCACCACGGGGAGTCGATGAAGGCGTCGAGCAAACCCTGGTGGTGGATGAAGCGGAGACCCTCCAACCAGGAGACGGTGCCATCCCACTCAGCAGAGGCGAGGAAGTCATCCCACAGGGTCACGTCGTTGGTCATCGGTCGGTTTCTTGGTTTACTCAGGAATTGTAGCACAGGATGGGGGGGGCGGTGCCCCTAGTCTTCAAACGTGGGGAGGGCAGCGAGCGCCTCTGCAGCGTAGCGGTCAGCGTGGGCACCTGCGAGCCAGGATGCCTCAACAGTGATGGGCACCTGCCGACCCATGGTCTGCTGTGCGTCGTCAGTGGGGCGACCTGCCCACACGATCTGGCGGGTGCTCAGGTCAGAGGCGGGGGTGAGAATCATGGTAGGGTAGCGATGGGGTAGGGGGGGGGGGCACCCCCTCAGTCGGTCGCTGATGTTCCAGGTGCCCCAGGTGCCGCCGTTGGCGTGAGCGTCGCGGGTCTCGATTGCCTGCAGGCGCTCGGCGCTGGTGTAGCGATTCCACAGGTCGAGGTCGGTGCTCTGGTAGCAGTCAGACCAGATGCGGTTGGCGGTTTCGAGGGTCATGGTCATGGGTCGTTTCGTTTCGATGGAATCAGTCTACAGGGTCAGGGCATCTCGCAGGCGCCAGGGAGGACACTGTTGTAGGTGTCACAGCGGCGCTCGGTGGCGGCGTTGACGCTCTGCACAGTATCGGCGGCGAAGGAAACGGCGGCGCTGCCTGCTGCCATGATCGGACCGTAGAAGGCGGCACCGAGAATCAGGAGGGCGATGGTCTTGAGCATGGGTCGTCTCGTGTGGTTGATGCTGTTAGTCTACAGGGTCGTGGTCGGGTTGGGGGCGGCCGCGGCCACCCCGTCGATTGTCACATGCCGTTGAGGAAGTCTGCCATCGCTTCCTGGTACTCGTCGTAGGTCTTGAAGCGGTCAGCGAAGCAAGCGGGCACCTTGCCATCGAACTTCTGGGGCTCGGGCAGGTCGCGTCCCTTGGCGAGGATCTGGGCTTCGTAGACGTTGGGGTTGTAGCGGGTCATGGTCTCGTGTGTGTTGATGTGGTTAGTCTAGAGGGTCAGGCGAGGGATGGGGGGCAGTAGGGTGCCACCCCCTCAGGTGTCACAGGTCTGCCATCATCTGATTCATCTCCACGTCGCAGATCTTGGAGTCGTCCCACGCTACGCCGTCAGGGGTCTGCCCGAGCATCCGCCCGATCTGTCCCTCCATCATGCAGCGCACGAACTTCTGCCACGGGGTCTCGTCAGCACCGCAGAAGGTCACGCACGCCTTAGCGGTATTGTAGAGGAACTCGTCATTCTGCATCCAGAGGGAAGCGTTCCAGGTTTCGTAGTTTGCCCAACCGTTGTAGGTCGTCATGGGTTGTCTCGTTTGGTTGATGCTGTTAGTATGGCACCCCTTGATGGGGTTTGGGGCGATTGGTGGACAGTGCCTCAACTGTCACAGGATCTGCAGGTCGTCAAGGATGACCCCATCCTTCCGAATCTCAGCGTAGACGAACTCGTCTGCCTTGATGGCGAGCAGGCGCTGC